CCTGTTTTTAATGTCCTGTTAATTAATACGTGTCTCCTATTCACGCGGTCGATATTAATCACTAAATAAAAATTAATTTAATAACTTAATACAATGAATACTAATTTAAAAATTATATATACTCCAATAGATCAACTTAAAGCTTCGGAGTACAATCCGCGTAAATGGAGCAAAGAGGCTATCGAACACCTCAAGGCCAGTATTAAAAAATATGGTTTTGTTGATCCAATTATTGCCAACTCTGCACAAAAACGTAAGGGAATCGTAATCGGTGGACACTTCCGCCTTACAATCGCTAAAGAACTAGGGATTAATAAGGTTCCTGTTGTGTTCTTAAATATTCCAGACCTAAAAAAGGAAAAGGAATTAAACATTCGGCTTAATAAGAACACTGGTGAATTTGATTGGGATTTATTAACTAACTTTGAAGAATCTTTTTTGAATGACGCAGGATTTTCATCAGAAGAGCTTGACGATATCTTCTATATAGAAGATATTCCTGAGGAATTCGATCTCGAAAAAGAACTTGCTAAATTAGATATTAAACAAATCACCGTTAAGAACGGTGATATATATCAACTAGGCCCACATCGTCTAATGTGTGGAGATTCCACTATCTCACCAGATATTATGAAACTCATGGGTGAAGAAAAAGCAAATATGTGTTTCACTGATCCCCCATACATTCTTGATTACCTAAACACTAAACACAAAGGTAAAGGACCTGGATTTGGTTTCAAGCAGAATAGAAAATATCTTGATACCGACACTCTTCCTCCAGATTTCACTGAGAAATGGATGGCTAACATCGCACAAATTGCTAAAACTGACTTCCATATCATTGTTTATGAAAACTGGAAAAACATTAGAATAATCTGGAATGAGATTGAGAAATATTGGAAAGTAAAAAATATGTTAGTTTGGCATCTACCTAATCGGTCTCAAGGATTTGCTTCGAGATATAAGTTCTTCTCAAAACATGACATCGCAATGGTTGGTTCATCAGATGAATTAAAAATTGATTTGAACCCTGAGACAGATGAGCTTCAAAACGAATACAAGACTGCGCTATACGCAATCTCGGGTAAACCACAATGGGAGGGATATAAGGCTGGAAAGAAAATATGCCCAACTGACTTTATTGAATTCAAGGCATCAGATGAAAAAAGCTCAGGACAAAGTGTTGTCTTCGGAACTAAGCCAGTAGAAATTCTAATTCCATATATTAAAGTTCTTACTAAGCGTGGGGATCTAATAATCGAGCCTTTCGGTGGTTCTGGTAGTACCTTAATCGCAGCTGACAAAATGAAGCGTCGCTGTTATATCATGGAGAAATCACCAGTATACACAGAGGTAATAAAACGTCGATGGGAAAAGTTAACTGGTGAGAAATCCAAAAAGCTATCATGAACAATAAGAAAAAGAGAGAGACCATAGCAAAGAGACAATCTAAACACAAAGAATCGATTGTAAATCAATTACGTCGCTACCCTATTGTTCAAGTTGCATGTGAAAAAGCTGATATTGGAAGACAAACTTATTATCGATGGAGAGATGAAGATGAAGAGTTTAGAGAGTCTGTCGATAAGGCCATTCTAGAAGGAGAAGATCTTTTTAATGACCTAAGCGAACATCAATTACTATCTTTAATGAAAGATAAACATTGGTCTGCTATTCGCTATTGGCTTGAAAAACGTCATCCTAAGTTTAATAAAACTAAGATCGAGGTCGAACAACCTATAGAGGTCTCTTTCTTATACAAACAAAATCTATAAAACCATGATTAATAAAATCACAATTCCTTATGTGCCAAGAAGATGGGCAATCCCATTTCATGAAACCAATAAACGATGGATGGTCCTTGTGGTACACCGGCGTGCTGGAAAAACTACAGCCGCGCTAAACTTCTTAATACATAGCGCATTAACTACACGAGGCACTAATTATGCCTATATCGCTCCGACATACAAAATGGCAAAAAACACTGCTTGGGAAATATTAAAGAAATACGTTAAACCAATTCCCGGAGTTATGTGTAGAGAATCAGAATTAAGTATAATATTCCCTAACGGTTCAAGGATAACTTTATATGGCTCAGAAAACCCTGACAGATTAAGGGGAATTGGTTTAAGTGGAGTAGTATTTGATGAATATGGAATGCAACCCACGAATATCTTTACAGAAGTAATAAGACCAGCTCTTATTGAGAAGGAAGGATATTCTATTTGGATAGGAACACCTCAAGGTAAGAATGAATTTTACCGATTATTTGAGGGTCATAAAAATGATGATGATTGGTTTATCCGCCACCTTACTGTAGATGATACAAAAGTTCTAAAAAAAGAAGAGCTCGAAGATGCTAAAAAAGAAATGTCTCCGGAAGAATCTGCGCAAGAACTTTATTGCTCTTTTGACTCTGCATTAAAAGGAGCTGTTTATGCTCAAGAAATTAATATAGCCCGACAACAAGGAAGAATTATGATTCTTCCATTCCAACGCGATCAAAAAGTTTATACCGTATGGGATATTGGAGTTGGGCAAGCAATGGCTATTGGATTCTATCAACGAATTAGAGGATTAATGTATATGATTGATTTTTGGCAAGGCAATGATAACGATGGAATTGATCAAGCTGTTATTGCAGTACAAAGAAAACCATATACTTATGGAAAACATTTTGCACCTCACGACATAAATACGCGAGAAACTAGTACTGGAAAATCAAGAATTGATTACGCAAAAGATCTTGGATTATCATTTGAAGTTATTTCTCCTAATAATGTAGAAGATGGAATCCAGAATGGTAGATTTATGTTTGATAGACTTTGGATTGATGAAGAAAAATGCTCATTATGGCTCGATGCCATTGGTCAGTATAAAAGAGAATGGGATGATAGAAGAGGCATGTTTAAGGAAGTTCCTTATCATAATTGGACCTCTCATGCTGCGGATGTTCATCGTTATGCAGCGATTATTGAGAAAAAAATGGAAGATACCTCTAATGACTATTATGATCCATTTATGTATGAGGAAGAGGAGAACTTTGATCCTTACTGGTAATAAGTTACCAACAGTTGCCCTGTGGGACGCTCTGGACTCATCTGATGGTTTGCGTCATTAATTAGGTGATGAATACAACACAAACGCCCATAGGGACAACTACTAAGATAGAAACCCCTGTAAGTGTCAAATATTGCCTCTACGCGCGAAAATCAACAGAGTCTGAGGAACGGCAAGTTCTGTCTATTGATAGTCAGATTAAAGAAATGCTTCAATTATCTGAACGAGAGAATTTAGAGATCGTAACAATGAAACGAGAGTCGCACTCTGCCAAGGATGCTGGGCAACGACCCATCTTTAATGAAATCATTGAAGAACTAAAACAAGGCAAATTTAACGGTATTTTAACATGGGCCCCAGATCGTATTTCAAGGAATGCTGGTGACTTAGGAAGAATAGTAGACTTAATGGATTCCGGAGATCTTTTAGAAATAAGAACCTTCGGTCAAAAATTCGGGAATAACCCGAATGAAAAGTTCTTATTAATGATTTTAGGATCACAAGCAAAGTTAGAAAATGATAATAGGGGTATTAATGTAAAGCGAGGGCTAAGAACAAGAGTAGAAATGGGGCTATGGCCAGGAATGGCTCCTTTGGGATATCTCAATCAAAAACAAATGGATAAAAAATGCCAGGTTATTGTTGATCCCCTGCGTTCACCGGTTATTAAAAAAATGTTTGAGAAGGTAGCGTTCGAACATTATTCTGGTAGAAAAATATATAACTGGCTCAGACATGAATTAAATTTTTATACTAGAGGCAACAAACCACTAACTCTTAGTGGAATATATCGCATACTAGATAATTCTTTCTATTATGGAGTATTCGAGCATCCTAAAGGGAGTGGAAACTGGTACACTGGCAAACATGAACCGATTATTACTCAAGATTTATTTGAAAAAGCAAAAGCACAACTAAAGCGTGATCAAATAGTTAGGCAGAATAAAGAATTTGCTTTCACTAAATTATTTACTTGTGGTTATTGTGGATCAGGCATATCAGCAGAAGAAAAATGGAAAACATTAAAAGATGGAACTTCTGCACGATATATTTATTATGGTTGTAGTCGCGGAAGAGATCGTAATTGTAAGAATAAATATATCCGAGAAGAAGAATTAATAAATGAGTTATTAAAAATATTAGATAAGATAAATATTGATGAACTAGGGATGAGAATTAAACTAGAAGACGAAATTAGAAGATTTAATAAATTGCAAAAAATTGTTAATAACAAACCGGAAAACAAACTCCTTAAAGAAAACAATGTAAATATTCGCCAATATGCAAAATACCTTCTCAAGGAAGGTAGTGTATCAGATAAACGAGAATTATTAGCAAATCTAAGAAGTAAATTGAATTATAAGGATAAAAAAATTACTTTAATCGAGGAGTAGATAAAAACAAAAAAAGGTGATGCAAATCACTCTTTTTTGTTTACATTTTTAAATATTCTTACTTGAACCCAGAAGAAACCCTAATTGACTTTCATCTTCTTTGTGACAATGCGCATGCCATCCTTCCAATTTTTTACCCCACTTTTTCTTTCCGCCGTATATCTCGTTCTCCCAATCACGCAATCCACTAATCTCTTTATAAATTCTAAACAAAAACTCTTTTGGATAAAAATTATAGGATGGATGGCATTTTTCAATCACGGCTTCTGCCGAAATCGGTATAAAATTTATGTCCATTCCTTTAAAAATACGCGACGCCATAAGCATGGCTCGAGGAAGATGATAGAAATTCGTTATTATCGCAACGTCCTTATCTTTAAGGTTTTGCAGAATATTTAATTTCTTAATAGCGTGCAAGTTGCCTGTTGTGTCGGCCTCTGACGCTATACGTATTACTCTTTCTAGTTCTATGTTATTTTCACAACATAAAAACTGTTTCATATCATTAACTTTCTTAAAATCCGAACATTCGTATCTCTCTTTCGCCCCACCTCCTACAACAATGAATTTTTCTACCTTTCTTTGAATGTCTACGGCTGCTTGCATTCTAATTTGACCCCCTATATAAATCGGGTCTCCCGTTTGTTTCTCTTTGCCTAATTCACTAAATGATCCCTGATCATTGAGCACACTAGCACATAAAACTATGGCGAGTTTGTATTTTTTATTACTAGAGTTACATTCCATTATTTATTATTTTAAATTATACAAATTCCAAAACTTTTCTGATAATTTTTTCTCCGCCTTCAACCGATTTTTTACACAATCCCAAAACATTGACATCACTACCTTCAAATAAAAATGATACCCATGTCATCCTCTGAACATTTAGCCTTGGATCAAAATTCCCTAACGGCTCCGCGTTAATGTCTTTTGAATTAACTGGAATACCATTAATAAGACAATTAGTCATTGAAAG